TTTGAATTATCCTGGCTTAGTTACCTATTCGGGCGACCCGTTGACGCAAAGGCATTTATCGACAGGAAATTGAACGACCCAGACATATCAGCCGATGATATTTATTCCACTGTTGTAAGGTTTGAGGAAAAAACATGGATATGTCCGGGGCGTCACGATATAACGTCAATCACCGGCACAATCCTCATAGACATAGTATCGCGCCCCGCCATAAGAGAGCTGCGCATAGTGGGTGAAAAAGGTATGCTAATGTGGAATTGGGATAAAGAGTTTATATATTTTGACAATGAAAATCCACTCCAGCGCCATCAATACTATGTTCCAAAAGGCAAGGCAGCGGAAGGGTATCATTCTTCGATTTGTGAAGAAATGTATATTTCTGAGATTGCCAATTTTATAAACGCCATACAAGGTAAAGAACAGTATTTGTATAGCCGTGAGGACGAAAAAGCGGCAATTGCCATGTTGGGAAAGGTGGAAGGTAAATGAAAACATTGCATGTTGGCTTTAAAAACTACGTCAATGCTGATGAAGTCAATGCAATCATAGACACAAAAAGCACACCTGTTACGAGGGATATACAGAACGCATTCGACAAAGGAACGGCTATATATGCTACAAAGGGCAGAAAAGCAAGAACAGCTGTATACATGAAGAACGGAAGCATTGTGTTGTCGGCTTTACAGTCTGGCACGCTTGCGGAAAGGCAGAATGAAAGCGAGGAACCATGTATAAAGAAATAGGAAAAATAGTCCATGAGATTCTGCCAACCAAAGATAATACGCGAAACAGCGAAGGGGCATTTATAACATTGGAAAACGGCGATATCCTGTTTGCATACAGCAAATTTAGCGGACAAAAAGACAACGACAAAGCCTGTATAGCTTGTATACGTTCAAAGGACGGCGGCGAAACATGGTCTGACAGCAAAGTCTTGTTTGAACCTGACAAGGCTAAAAATATAATGAGTGTATCTCTCCTTAGAATGAACGACTACAGTATTGGAATTTTCTACCTTGTTCGTAAAGGTTGGGGCGATACAAGACCGGTCATAAGGCGGTCATATGATGAGGGTGAAACATGGACGGAACCTTTATACTGCACACAGACAAAAGGATATTACGAGGTCTGCAACGACAAAGTGATAAAGTCAAACGGACGTATAATTGTACCGACAGCGTATTTTGGTGTAAAAAAGAAATACGATCCGCGATCCTTTCGCGGCACTGCGGTATTTCTAATTTCCGACGACGACGGCTATACGTGGAGAGAATCAAAAGAAATCTTACAAATGCCTGTTCCGCGTTCAATGACAGGCTTGCAGGAACCAAGTATAATCCAATTAAACGGCTATTTGTGGGCATTGTTTAGGACAGATATGGGTTTTCAGTATGAGTCCTTTTCACGCGATAACGGCGATTCGTGGACACAACCGCAACCGTCAGTCTTTACATCATCCGATTCGCCTTTGTCAATGAAAAAGTGGAATAGAATCTATGTAGTATGGAATCCACGACCGTCGCATTTTGGCTGTCCTGCGCCAAGAAATCCGCTTATGATGGCATGGAGTAGAGATGGAACCGTATGGGATAAGGCGTGTTTGCTTGAAGACCCAAACGAACCAATGGGATATTGTTATGCTGCGGTACATTTTACAGAAACCGACATTCTGCTTGCGTATAGCGCGGGAGAGTATAAAAAGGGGCATAGTTCGCTTGAAAGATTGAGGATAAGGAAAATTTAGCAGCTTAACAGGCTGCTTTTTTAACGTCAATTTTCAAAGATAGAGAGTTAGAAAGAAAAAAAGAAAGGGATGATAGTATGATAGTCAAGTATGTAAATTCAGTAGGAGAATGGGGTTATATTGATGGAATTCACTATGTTAAAGTTGGGGATGCGGGAAACTGCAAACAGGGAGAGATAATCCCCATCTTTGAAACAGTAGACAGTCGAAAGAGTTCAGATGAACGGCTTTTTGCGATTAATATGGCAATAGGAGATAAAGTTAAAGCCATTATAACATCAGAAGCGGCTTATTTATTGAACGACAAAGGACAGACAATTGAAAGATTAGTCTAATTTAATCAACTCTCTATCTTTGATTATTTTTATAAGGAGGAAATATGAATTACAAAGAACAGGAATGTATTTTAACTGAACCTGAAATCTTGGGAAAATTAAAATATTGGCAAAACAAACTAGGACTTGACTCATGGGAAATCAAGTTTTCTTTTAAAAAGCAATCACAATTAGGACCGACAGGACAGGCGCATTGCGAATGGGTGCTTCCAAAATCATCAGCTATCATAAATATGGTCTGCCATGAGGACTACGACTGCAATCCATGGCCGCAAGATATGGAAACATCCTTGGTACATGAACTATTACACATAAAATCAGCCGCATTCGACGATTTTGAGGAAAAGTCTCTACAAGATGCCATGTTTGAACAGTTTATAGACCAAATGTCCAAAATTCTTGTGACCATGGACAGGGAGGTTATAAATGCAGGGACGTAAAAAGCCATATACGGCAATCGGAATAAAGCGGTGCAAATGTGTACGTTGCGGCAAACCGGCACATGCAACATGGCAGGCCTGCTCCGATGATAGACTTTACAGACCGTTTTGCCTGCAATGCGACATTGAACTAAATGAAATGGTTTTGAAATGGGTAGGCTTCCCGGATTGGGAAGAAAAGATGAAAAGATATAAGGAGGAAATATGAAACATTACGCTACATATAGCCGTTCACAAGACTGCTTTCCTGCAAACGCACCCGATATATTCATAAAAGGTTCCGGTTGCCACGTCACGGCAGACAGCGGCAGGGAGTTTATAGACTTTGGCATGGGGTTACGGTCAGTTATTCTCGGACACGCATACCCAAAAGTAAACGAGGCAGTTAAAAAAGCAATAGACAACGGCGTTAATTTTACACGTTCCAACCCGTACGAAGGTGAATTAAAGGAATTGATTAAATCTATAATCCCATGCGCCGAAGAAGTGAAATTCGGCAAAAACGGGAGTGACGCAACGTCCGGTGCGATAAAATTAGCCCGTGCGTATACCGGTAAGGATATCATACTTATCGCAAGCGAGAATGCATTCTATAGCCAGCATGATTGGTTTATAGGCTCAACTCCTATTGACGGTGGTATTCCATGGGAAGAAAAATCCAACACGGTAAAGTATTCATACAAAGATATGACGGCAGGAAAATTTAAACTTAGCCCGATGCATATAGAAAAGTTCATAGGCCAGAACGATATCGCGGCGATTATTTTAGACCCAAGCACAGTTGATATTACGGAAGAAAAGCTTCAGTATATCCGGGACTTATGCGACAAATACAAAATAATAATGATACTTGATGAAGTGATAAGTTGTTTTCGTTACGACATAAGCGGAGTACAAGGAATGTTTGGCGTAAAGCCTGATTTATGCACACTTGGTAAGGCTATGGGCAATGGTTTTAGCATATCAGCTTTGTGCGGCAGAAAAGATTTGTTTGATTTAGGCTTAAGGGGAAAAGGAAACGTATTTCTCATGAGCGGGACTTACTATGGAGAGGTTACAGGACTTGCAGCAAGCATAGCAACCATAAAGGAATTGCAGGATAAAAACGTACCTGAGTACTTATGGAAACTAGGACAGGATTTTTCCGACAAGTTAAGATGCGCAATATATAACGCGAAAATGGATAAGTACATGCAGATTAATGATTGGATGCCTTGTAATCCGTCCATACAATACGCGACCTATGACGATAAATTCACACCATTAGAGTTGAAGACGCTATTTGACCAAGAAATGGTAAAGCAAGGCATCTTGATGCCTTATATAGCCCTGTCTGCCAGCCACGGTGATAAAGAAATACTACAAACAATCGAGGCTGCAGAAATGGCGCTGGCGACCTGTAGGAAGGCAATAGACAACGAGTGTGTGAAGGAAAGTTTAATTGGCGGTTGGACGGAAGCCCCGGTCTTCAGGAGAACATAAGGAGGTCAACATGACAACAGACCAAATAGAAAATATCTTGCGTTATCATAATCAGCGCGGATTCAAAAATGACTTAAAATTATTATGGGGAAGAATTGCAGACATGAAAGAATCACAGTCTGAAATTTCTTCCTTTAATTTTAAATTGGCGGTTCCGGCAAACCGTAACGCCGTTTCTTTTGTTGAGGTATACGTTATAAGAAATGCCACTTTATCTGAAACTGAGATGGAAGCAAAGGAACTTGAACGATTTATCGAAAAACTGGACCGAGCCATTGCCGATTTACCGGAAAATGAAAAAGGCGTTATTTTGTCAAGATATTTTACTAAAGATGGGAGCGTGAACGAATTCAAAAATGTTGCTATTGAGTGCAATTATAGTGAAAATTGGTGTGAAACATTGAACAAAAGAGCATTAGAACATATTGACAATTTGCTATGCGGATACAAAATTGAATGGCAAACACTTAGGTAGTGTGCTTTTTATATGCTTTTATACCAAAAAGGAGGTATATACTGTAAATGATGGTTTTCCTCCTTTTCTTTGACGGGGCAGTAATGCCCTGTTTTTTATTTGAGGTGAATATGGATGATTTAAAAAGGCTAATAAAAGACATAAAGCTTTATTGTATTAAATTCTTAAAGATTCGTGATAAAAACGGTAACATAATAGTTTTCGTTCCAAACGAACCACAGGAACAGCTGATAAAAATTGTTGAAGACTGGAAAGCAAAATATCCCGACCCTGCTACAAGGCCGACGCTGTTTATTATCATCCTCAAGGCGAGGCAAATTGGATTTTCCACGATGGTGGAGGCAATATTTTTCCACGAACTGCATTTTAGCCCCAACAAAGTAGCAATGGTTATATCTTACGATGAAAAATCTGCACAAAACATATCGGAAATGGCTGATAGATTTTTTCAGCATTTGCCCAAGTTTTTAAAACCTATGAGAAGACCGGCAAGGGGTAAGGGAATACTATTTGAAAATCCATCAAACAATCCGGCAGAATTTGAAGCGAATCCTGGCCTGCAAAGTAAATTCTTGATGGATACCGCAGGAAATGCGAATGCAGGTTCATCGTTTACGATTAACTTTTTGCATATTTCCGAACTGTCGAAGTGGCCGAACGCAAAAGAAACCTTAACATCATTGATGCAGGCAGTTCCGCAGTACGGCGCGATAGTTTTTGTCGAAAGCACAGCCAACGGAATTGAATACTTTCACAAGTTATGGCAACAGTCGAAACGCGGGGAATTAAGTTATGTGACCGTATTTGTACCGTGGTGGCAACACAAGGAATACTCAACGCCTTTTGAATCGGAAACCGAAAGAAATGAATTCGCGCTAACCTACAAGGAAAAGGAAATTCAGGATCTTTATAATTTGACGCTGGAACAATTGAACTGGCGAAGAATCATGATGAAAAGCCCAAAAATAAACAATGATGAGGATATTTTTTCCCAAGAGTACCCTGCATCAGACGAAGAGGCATTTTTAACTTCCGGACGTCCGGTATACGACCGCATGAAGGTTGCAAAGAGGATTAAATATCTTGAAGAACTCTACTCAATAACTCCGCCTGATGTCGGGTATATCGACTTTGTTGACGGAAGGTATAAATTTATTCCAGACCCCAAGGGTACAGTGATAATTTACGATCATCCGAAACCACACATTCCTTATGTAATCGGCGGTGATATAGCTGAAGGCTTAAAAGACGGTGACTGGAGTGTGTCTCAACTGTGCGACAATACAACAGGTTCACAGGTGGCAAAGCAAAGGATGCACATTCACCCCGACCTGTGGGCATTGGAACAGATTAAATTAGCAAGGTATTACAACCAAGCTTTGATAAATGATGAAATTAATAATCATGGACACGTTACCATAACAGCCTTGAAGCGCGAAGGCTACTACAACCAGTACAAACGTGAAATTTTTGACAGGATATCGCAGACCAAAGAACAAAAATTCGGTTTTGATACAAAGGAGCAGTCACGGCAAAGAGTTATTGACCGTACCCGCGCAATAGTCAGGGACGAAATAGACCTTATAAACGACCTTGAAACACTCAAGGAAATGCAGACTTTCATTTACAACGACTCAGGTAAAGAGGAAGCTGAAAGTGACTGTTTTGATGATTGTGTTCTCTCATTTGCCTTAATGCACGAAGCCCGCTCGCAGCAACGCTCCTATGTCCCTGAACAACCGCAGCAATGGGACAAAAACAAATATATCCATCCATCAGTATTGATAGATTCAACAACAAACCCGCAATTGAAAAGATATTATCGAAAAATATTTGGGAGGAAATGAAATGGAATTCAACATGAACAATACCACAAAGCCAATTAAAGACATAGTTAAAAGGCCGGAACCTAAGAA